TTTACCCATTCCATAAAATAAACCTAGGTTAATTGTTTTAGCTTGAATTCTTTCTATGCCTGCCATGTCTGCTACAGTTTGATGGAAGTCCACATTATTGTTTTTAAATCTATTTACAATGCTTTTGACTTCATCATCTTCCCTAAGTTTAGGACTAGCTGCTGCATAGTGAACTACTAATCTAGGTTCTTGTTGTGAATAGTCAAAACATCCCCAAGTGTGATTTCTTTCTGGTAAAAATAATGATCTGATTAAAGGACCCAAATCTTTATTTCTCGCTGGAACTTGCTGGAGGTTTGGATTCGAATAAGAAAATCTTCCGGTTACTGTTCCTCCTTTTTCACCTCTTACTGGATTTATGTCTGCGTGTATTCTACTTCTATATTGGTATTTAATAATAGTATCAATAAAAGTAGTATGCGCCTTGTTTATTTCTCTTGCTTTTGCTATACATTGCACCAGTGGGTGTTTGTGTACTTGTAAGAAATTTTTAGTAAAGGAAGGTGCTTGTGTTTTTACAGTTCTGTTATAAGGCAGGGAAAGTTTATCAAAAACTTTACCAATTGATCTTGCTGCCCATATTTGAACATCTACTCCTGTTTCTTTTTTTACTTGTTGCAGGAGTTGTTTTTCTTCTGATGCTAGCTGTTGCTTCAATATATGAGCTCTTTCAACGTCCACTCTCACTCCAAGAAATTTCATGTCAACAAGACAAGGAAAAAGACTAGTCTCTAAATCAAATACTTTAGTTAAATTATCTTTTCTAATTTCTATTGATAAATGTTTAAATAATTTTAAAGTTAGTTCTGCATCTTTTTCAGCATAAGAACCTACATACATAGCTGGAAGTTTATACATCTCGGCTTTAGGATCGGCTCCTGCTTTTTCAGCTGCTGTAGTTAGTATACTTTCATCTTTAACTTCTCCTAAATAATCATAACAAATACTATTTAAAGAATATGAGTATCTGTTTTCATCTACTAATGCTGCCATGACCATAGTATCTATAATATGGCCATTTACTTGAATATTATATGCTTTTAGCCAACACATATCATACATAGCATTATGAAATATTTTAGTAGATGGAAGATTACATATCTCTTGAAGCCAATCTAAAACTTTTTTTCTAGGTAAATTTCCTTCTCTGTGCGCAATTGGAAAGTATCCAGACCATCCTTCAACAGCTACAGCTATCCCTATTATTTCACCTTCGTTTACTAAAGCTCCAGAACCTTTTGACTTTAAATTAGGATCTCTTGTCTCTAAGTCAATTGCTATATATTTATGCTCTTTTAAATCTGGAAAATTTTCTGGGCATACCCATTCAGTTGCTGCGCTAAACATTATTTAATATCCCCCATGAGTTTGGTTTATCTTTTGGTTTACGTTCTTCGGCTTGTCTTTTTGCTTCTTTATAACATTCTGCTAATTCCTTTTTCTCTTTCTCAGCTTCTTCTAAGAAGTCTTTTTTCTCTGGATAATCTCTATCGATTGCCATCTGACAGTAGTGAATTGCTTTTTCCAAATCTTGCTTTTGTCCTTTCTGCTTGTGTCTGCACAAATATTTTATAGCGTTTCCTTCAGCAAAGGGCAAGTTATTTTTATTTATAAATTCTGATGGCTGAATTTCCATGGAAGCGTAGTGAGATCCTCCAATTTGTTTTTTGTACACGTCGCTCATACTATCGGATATCCTATGTTGTAAAAATTAGTTTGTGTACTCTCCATAATATATAAATTTTGTTTTGCTCTCGTTACTCCAACAAAAAATAATCTATGAATTTTATCTGAATCTTTATCTGCCTCTCTTGCTAAAAAATCATTTTCATCTTCTGATCCAAAGTCTATATATAAAATAACATTTTTACATTCTCTTCCTTTAGCTCCATGAATTGTTGATAGCTCTATCTTTGAATCTGTGATAAGGTTATCGCCGTTTTTTAATAAAAGTTTTATATAATTTTTTTGTTCATCTAACATATGAAGATGTTCCCAGCTGCCCGTCACTAGTAACCCGTGATCTTTTTGTAGCTCCTCCAACGTGACAGTGTAAACTTTATCTAATAATTTTCCTTCTCCAAACCCATGTTTTACTTGCTTTTTTCTTAAAAAATTTTTAATTACATGCTGTGCTTCTTCACCTGATACACTTGCACCATCATTTAATCTGGTCCAAGTTCTATAAGCTGTAAGCAAATCTGCAGGTAATAATTCATTTTGTCCGCCTTTATATCTTAAGGTTAAATCATTTAAGAATTGCGCTGGTTCTTTTAGTTGCGCGTTTGTTTGAGCCAGTATCATCCACTCGTCACTTTTAAAATTAAAATCAGTTAATAAACAATTTTCTCTATATGTTCCATCCTCGTCTCTCGCTTCCCAAGGCTTGTCTAACCTTTTACCTATTTGTTTTAAAATTTCTAATGCTTTAGCATGTACTTTTTTAGGAACACGATGTGATTTTATTTGAGGATCAAAAACGCCTTCTAAATTTATAAATATATTTGGATCTGCTCCTTGGAATCCATATATAGTTTGATCATCGTCTCCTGCAATATAAGATCTCTTACATTGATCTTCGATATGAGAAAACATTTCCCACTGCAAAGGACTTAAATCTTGGGCTTCGTCAAGGAAGACGGCATCGAGAGCAAGACGCTTATCTTCCTTGACAAATTTGGTAATCATGTCAGAAAATTCTATCATTCCAGATTGTTCTTTGTAATTTTTTAAATCTTCGTCAATCTGTTCAGTTAGCCATAGGTCAACAGAATGATGTAAATCTAATTGTAGTGCAGCTTCTACTAAATCAATTTTTTTAGAGCGTGCATAAGATATTATTTTCATGTGAGGATTTTGATGTATTATATTTCCATAAGCATCTTTTTTAGTTTCAAATTTCATTCCTCTACAAATTGACGATTGGCTTGTAAATTGTTTCCATTTTCTATCTTTTAACAATTGAGTCGTTGTATCAATATTACATTCTCTAGTTCCTAAATGATGTAGTGTAGAAATATAAAGAAGAGGATGTTTTATCCTTTCATTAGCTTCATCTGCTGCAGCATTACTAAATGTAACATACACTATTTTTTTAGGGTCGGTGTGTAAATCATTGATTTCTTTAGCTAAATACGTGTTTACTAAAGTCCAAGTTTTCCCAGTTCCAGGAGGACCTGGTATTATTGTTCTTACTGCCATGGTTCTTCTTCTACTTTTAATTTTCTTGGATTTGGCTTTTCTAATTTAATTGTTTCCATTTTAAATAACCTAACTCCTTTTCCGTTTATTTTTGGTGAAAGTTCTTCTGCGTCAAACAAAGATTGCAATAGCCTCATTGTTTTTTGTTTAGGATATGTTTTTTCGGGCCAAGATTTTGTTTTTAATAAATATCTCCAAAAATCTTTAAACTTAAAATAAGTATCTCCTTCTTTGTTTGTATAAGCAATACCTCTTAACACATCTGTCATTTCTTTTCCTGGAGCTTTATTAATATAATCTGTTAATATTTCTCTTAACTGTACATCTAATTTTGATGAATCTGGTGCAGGAATTGTTTCTAGATTAGCAAATAGTTTTATCAATAATTTTCTCCATGCATGTTTAGGAACCGGCATCATAGGCATTCCTATTTGATTCATACAAGCTAGAGAAAATTTCTCTGGGTCATGTAATGTAGCATCGTCTACTTCTACACTTTCTCCGCCTATAGATACAAAATAAATAGGTGGATCAGAATCATATTTTCTTATCTGGGTTATTTCTGGAGTTGGTCCATCATCACCTACTCCAAATTCTTTCATAGAACATTTTTTAGCATCACAAAAACTATGAATAGGTTCATCTTTACATTTATATCTGTAGTCTTTACCATCTAAAGATTCAATTAAAGTATTTATCTCTCCTACATCTAAAGGTGGCTCCATAAATTTTTTGTTGTAAGTAAACATATGGCTTTGCCATTCATCCTTATCAGGATATCTTTTCTTTAAATATACTCCCACGTTATACATACAGCTATTTCTTTGACCATTTGGAACACCATCACTTAATAAAGTTACTAGACATGGTGGCATACCTTTAAAAAAATCATCACCTTCTTTATTGTTTGCAATTTTTAAATTTTTTAATTCATCTAAAGATAAAGCTTTTTCTTTATATACTTCAAAAAAGTCCTCAATTTTTAAAGCTTCTCCTTTTTCATCATATGCAAATCTCATAGTTCTATCCCCACCATGATATGGTAAATTTAAAAAACTTCCTGTGTCTCCTCTATCGACTCTTATGTAGTCTTGTTTTGGAAATATTTCTGCTTTTGCAAATCCTAGCGCTGATGCAATTAGTTTTAATTTTGCTCTCATTATAATCGCTGGAACAAAATCATTTGTAAATAAACATGCATGTCCTCCTCCAGATTTAGATCTGAAAAGAATCATTGGAATATTTTTTGATTTTAATTGATTTAAAAATTTTTTGTGATCAAAAGGATAGGTATCTATATCAATACATCCCCATTTACATTTGTTTTCTTTGTTAATTGGAACAATTCCTAGTCCAGGATCAGCTCCTTTTAAATGTTCTTCCCATATTTTAGGTATAGGTACCTTATTTACTGTATAGGATTTAGTTTTATGCTTTCCTCTTTCGTCAAACTGATCTGTTTTTATGGTTTGTCCATAGGCAGTATCTAGTCCTTCAAATATATTTTTAAAAATTTTTACTTTATCTGTCATATGCTCTCTGTGGCATAGGCGGCCTTAGTCTCCCTCAGCCGCCTACTATTCACACTATTTGCTAGCTAAACTAGTGTAAAACTTTTTAGCTCGCTCATATAAAGATGGTTCTTCTACAGGACCAACTTTAATGACATTGA